ACCCAGTTTTCGAAATTGGTGACGATAGTTCAGACGATAACCTAGACAGAGGTATCAAATTTAAGTACAACGATAGTGGTGCTAAACTTGGTTTCTTTGGTATGGACGATTCAACTGGTAAATTCGTTGCATTAAAAGCTGCTACAGATTCTTCTTCAGTGTTCTCAGGAACAGCAATGCCTGCTGTATTTGGTGCATTAGAAGTATCATCAGTTGCAATGTCAGGTTCAATTTCGAACTACGCTGGTTCAGCTCCTACAGACGGTCAAGTTCTAATTGGTGATACATCAGGTGGAGTTTTTGATGCAGCTACTCTTACTGCTGGTGAGGGTATAGACATCACTAACGGTGCAGGTGCAATCACAATCGCTGGTGAAGATGCAACAACAAGTAATAAAGGTGTTGCCTCATTTGCAAGTGCAAACTTCACAGTATCAAGTGGTGCAGTTTCAATAACAGCAATAGACGGCGGTACATTCTAAGTATTATTAATAGGAGTCAATAATGGCAACAGTTATTCAATTCAAAAGAAGTTCTACTCAGAACTCAGTGCCTACTACAAGTGATTTAGCACTTGGTGAGTTGGCAGTAAATACCTATCACGGTAGGTTTTACACTGAAAAAAATGACGGTTCAGCTGCCATTGTAGAGGTTGGGTCTAACCCAAAAACTCTAACTATCAATGATGCAATAACATTTCCAACAGCAGACGGTTCTAACGGACAGTTACTTTCAACAAACGGTTCAGGTACTTTAAGTTTCACTGATGCAGCTTCATCAGGTGTAACAACATTTACTTACTCCGTAACAGGTAACCAAACAGTATTTACAGGTAATGATGATAATTCAGCTTCATTAGCATATACTGTAGGAATGGAACAAGTCTATTTGAATGGTGTTAAACTAGTAGTAAGTGACGACTATGCCACAACTAACAATACTACAATTACACTACAAGCAAATGCTGTATCAGGAGACGTTTTACAGATTGTAGCGCAAACTTCAGTGTCAAACTTAGTTCAGGGGTATTACACTACTTCTGCATTAACAACGACAAACTCAGACCAAGTATTAAGTTCTAACGCAGTCGCTAATAAGTCAATTAAATATGTCATATTAGCAAAACACGCTAGTGCTGGTACTCATTCTGCTGAAGTATTATTAATAAACGATGGTTCAAATGCGTATTTTACTCAATACGGTGATACCTTTACAAACTCTTCAATGTTCTCACTATCTTCAGATGTAAATAGTGGAAACATGAGATTGTTGGTAACACCTGCGAATACAAATACTACGTTTGAGACTTTTCAGATAAGGATGACATAAGGAGAATTAACAAATGGCTAAAACAAACGCTTTTAAAGTTGCTGAGTTAATTCGAGGTATTACATTTGACACTGCAAACGATGTCATTGTAACTACTAAACATATTAACTCTAAATCGAAGAAAGTCGGTGATGCAACTAAAACATCAACATCACAATTTACTCTTGATTCATTTGCGAAAGCAGATTTCAGAGCTGCAAGATATGTTCTTGCAATGAGTGAAGGTACTAACTTCCATTCTACGGAAGTAATGTTAGTACACGATGGTTCGGTTGTTACACTTACTGCATACGGTACACTAAAGGATACTACACTTGCAACAGTAGATGCAGACATTAGTGGTGATAACGTTCGTTTATTGGTAACACCTGCGAGTGCAAACTCAACAGTTATCAAATTTGATAGAACATTGGTAGATGCGTAATCTTCAATAAATCATAAATCTAAAGGGTCTCTCAGGAGACCCTTTTTTCTAGTACAACCCTCAAAAGTATAAATAGTAGTATGGCTACTCAATCCAAATTTTTTGCAGACTTAGGTGTTAAATCTTTAACCCACTCGGAAATCGATGGTAATTTGACCGTTGGTGGTAATTTAACAGTTCAAGGAACCCAAACAATTATTGATTCGACTACAAGTTCAGTTGTCGATTCAATGATGGAACTTGCAAGTGGGAATACAGATGCAGACTTAATTGATATTGGTTTCTATGGAAACTATAACGATGGTTTGTCAGACGGTAATGCATCAGAATATACAGGACTTTTCAGAGATGCATCAGATTCAACATGGAAATTGTTTGACGGATTGGAAGAGGAACCATCTACAACGGTAAATACCAGTGGAACTAATTACGCACTAGCAGATTTTCAGGCAGGTGATGTTACTGCAACTACATTAACAGCTGCAAATTTAACATATCCTTCCAGTGACGGTTCAAATGGTCAAGTTTTAAAAACAAACGGTAGTGGTACACTATCTTTTGGTGATGCAGGTGGACTTTCATCAGGAACACTAACAACAACCTCAACATCACAAGCAACACTCGACTCTTGGGCAATCGCAAGTTATAGAAGTACAAAATATCAAATACAAGCAAGTGATTCCACTTCAGGAGAGTATCACGTTATTGAAATACACACTTTACATGATGGAACGACAGGATACCATGTTCAATACGGAGAATTCCATACAGGTTCTTCTCCACTTGCAACATATACTGTTGACATAAACAGTGGAAACCTTAGACTCAGGGTAACACCTGCAAGTACTAACTCAACTGTTTTCAAATTTAAGAAAATAGAAATAGACGTATAAACTTTTTTACATTTATTGTTTATAAGGGTCATTCAGAAACCCCTAAACAACTAAATAATCGTATAGTTTATAATAAACCCACATATAATAGGAAAATTTCATGGCAACAACAAATAAATTCGTTATAGAATACGGACTTAAAGTAGGAACTGCTGATGTTATTGACTCTTCAGGTAAAATTGCAGCCGCAGCCCTGTCGTCAATCGATACAGATGATATAACAGAAGGTTCATCAAATCAGTATTTTACCACTGCAAAAGTGGATACCCATTTAGCAAATGCTTCAGCTGCAAAAACACTTGCAAACGTTGCTATTGACGGAGGCACAATCTAATGGCAGGAGAAAAGAATTTTAATATCAAGAACGGTTTATCCGTTGGTGGTGTAGAGGTAATCAACTCTTCAGGTGACTTAGTTGCTGCTGGAGTAGGAACTGCAGTTAACGAAGCAATCGCAGATAAGATTGGTGGTATTATAAGTGCAACAGGTGGTGCAACTGCAACATATAATGACGGTGCAGACACTATCGTAATTGACGTACCAATTACTGATGAAGATAACATGGCGTCAAACAGTGCGACTGCAATACCTTCACAACAATCAGTTAAAGCATACGTTGATTCACAAATTTTAACAAAAGACAATACAGACGAAATTACAGAAGGTTCTAGTAATTTATATTTTACTAACGCAAGAGCAGATGCAAGAATATCAAACGCAATTAAAGACGAAGATAACATGGCGTCAGATAGTGCAACTCATGTTCCTTCACAACAATCAGTTAAAGCATATGTAGATGCAGTCACAACATCACTTAACTCACAAGATTTAGATATAAGTTCAGATAGTGGAACTATAGATGTTGATTTAGATACTGAAACATTTACTATTGCTGGTGGTGCAGGTATTGATACATCTGCAACTGGTACTACATTAACAATCGCAGGAGAACTTGCAACAGAAACAAACGCTGGTATCGCAACATTTGACGGTACAGACTTTACAGTATCAAGTGGTGACGTAACAGTTAATGCAGAAAGAATCCAAGACATTGTCGGTGCAATGGTATCGTCAAATACTGAGTCAGGGATTACAGTTGCATATGAGGACGGAGATGGAACACTAGACTTTACAGTCGGTACACTTAACCAAGATACAACAGGAAACGCAGCTACTGCTACTGCATTAGAGACTGCAAGAACTATTGGTGGTGTGTCATTTGACGGTTCTGCAAGTATAAACCTGCCAGGTGTAAACACTACAGGTAACCAAAATACTACAGGAAGTTCTGCATCATGTACAGGTAACGCAGCTACTGCTACAGCACTTGCAACTGCGAGAACAATTCACGGTGTATCTTTTGACGGAAGTGCAAATATTGACCTTACAGAAGTAGTTCAAGATACAGTAGGTGCAATGTTCAGTTCGAACACTGAAACAAACGTAACAGCAACTTATCAAGATGATGATGGAACTATAGACCTAGTAGTTGGAGATACTACAGGAAACGCCGCTACAGCAACTGCATTAGAAACAGGAAGAACTATCGGAATGACTGGTGATGTTGTTTGGACATCTGCAGCTTTTGACGGTTCAGGTAATGTTACAGGTACTGCAACAATTCAAGCTAACTCAGTTGCATTAGGAACAGATACAACTGGTAACTATATGTCAGACGTATCTGCAGGAACTGGTGTTACAGTTTCACATACTGCAGGAGAAGGTTCGACTGCAACAATATCTATTGGACAGGCAGTTTCAACTTCTTCAGACGTTACTTTCGGAGATATAGCTGCAACAGATTTAACACTTAGTGGAAACTTAACAGTTAATGGTACTACAACAACTGCATCTTCAACTAACACTGTAATCGCAGATACATTGATTGAGTTAGGAAACGGTACATCAGGAACACCTGCAAACGATTCAGGTTTTGTAATCGAAAGGGGTTCATCTGATAATGCATTTATTGGTTTTGACGAAAGTGCAGACAAGTTTACAATGGGTACAGGGTCATTTACAGGTGCAAGTACAGGTAACCTAACAATTACAACTGGTACTCTTGTTGCAAACTTAGAAGGTAATGTCACTGGTGCTGTAACTGGTAATGCAAGTACAGCAACTACATTACAAAATGCAAGAACAATCAATGGTGTATCTTTTGACGGAAGTGCAAACATAACAACCTTGACTGCAGGAACAGGTGTTTCTGTATCAGGAACTGCAGTTTCTATTGGACAAGCAGTTGCAACAACGTCAGATGTAGAGTTTAATGAGATAACTACAAACTACGCAAGTAATTCAGGTGGAGTCGCAAGAAATATATACCAATCAACCTCAGCTCCAGGCGGTGGTGACGGTGCAGTTGGTGATTTGTGGATTTTATACTCTTAATAAATAAGAGTATACTATAGGATATAAGGTAAATGGCATCAGGAAAACAACACGTCAAAACCCCTTCAGGGTGGAATGCAACCCAAGGTGCTTGGGTGAAAACGGGTGGCACAACATGGAAAGCAGTAGACCAAATTTACATTAAAACACCTTCAGGGTGGAATAATGCATCAGGTCAATCAAATGTACAACAACCATATCCGTACATAGCAAACTCTCAAACACCTTATATTGCTAACGCACAACAACCTTATCCGTATATTGCAAACTCGCAAACACCTTATATTGCGAATGCACAAAATCCTTATCCGTATCAGGCAAATAGTCAGACTCCTGTTATTGCTAACGCACAACAACCGTATCCATATCAGGCGAATAGTCAGACTCCATATATTGCGAATGCACAACAACCATACCCATATATTGCAAATAGTCAGACTCCATATCCTGCGAATGCACAACAACCATATCCGTACATAGCAAACAGTCAGAGTCCATTTACATATCAGAATAGGTCACCATTTACATATAGAAACCCTGTTTCTGCACAACAACCATATATTGCAAATGGTCAAAACCCGTTTACATATAACGCAAGGTATCCTGCAAATGCAAGACAACCTAGTAACGGACAAAACCCATTTACATATAACGCAAGGTATCCTGCGAATGCTAGGTATCCTGCAAACGGTCAGAACCCGTTTACATATAATGCAAGGTCACCTTTCACCTATAGGGTTCCGTTTACCTATCGAGTACCTTACATTGCAAACGCAAGGCAGCCTGGTACATATAATGCAAGGTCACCTTTCACATATCCATATAGTTCATTCCCATTCGGGGGTGGTGGTTGTTTCATAGCTGGAACACAAATTTGGATGGGTGATAATAAACACATTAATATTGAGGACGTTAAAGTTGGTGATTCAGTAATGACATTTGACTTTAATCATATGAAACTTATGCCTCAAAATGTAACTCAGGTTATGGTTCCAAGAGAAAATATTAAAGTTTGGAATATAGAATTTACAAACGGAAAAACACTAGGTGTAACTGGTGGTCACCCGATACATACTAGTTCAGGGTGGAAATATGCGAATCAGGAAGAGTGCGATAACGAATTAGCGTCAGGTGCTGATTGGGGAATCGATTTAGTAGAAGAACTCCAAGTGGGAGATGAAGTCTTTGCACTAGGAGAAGAAGGTGTAACAGTTAAATCCATAACAGAAAATGGAACTGCGACAGTATATCATTTAACGTCCGTTGAACACACTAAAACATATTTTGCAGACGGTGTGTTGGTACATAACGGTTATTACGGGAAACACTAATGCCACAGGGTAACGCACAACAACCATCTATTGCGAACAGTCAAAGTCCGTTCACATATAATGCTAGGTATCCTGCGAATGCTAGGTATCCTGCGAATGCTCAACAACCGTATATTGCGAATGCGAGACAACCTTTCACATATAGGGTTCCATTTACCTATCGAGTACCTTATATTGCGAATGCGAGACAACCGTTTACATACAGACACCCATTTACATATAGGGTTCCATACATTGCGAATGCAAGACAACCATTTACTTATCAAAACAGGTCTCCGTTTACATATAGAAACCCTGTAAATGGACAACAACCTTATATTGCAAACGCAAGACAGCCTGGAACATATCAAAGAACTGGACAGACACCGTTTACATATCAGGCAAGACAGCCTGGAACATATCAAAGAACTGGTAGAACACCGTTCACATATCAGAATAGACAGCCTGGAACATATGAGAGACAAGGACAAACTCCTTTCACATATCAACATAGACAGCCAGGAACTTATGAAAGACAAGGTCAAACACCTACTACATATCAAAACAGGCAGCCTGGAACATATGCCCGACAAGGACAAACTCCATTTACATATCAAAACAGACAGCCTGGAACATATGCAAGACAAGGTAGGACACCAGTCATTAGGTGGGATAATACACTATCTCAACAATGGCCTGCGACACCAGTTACAAGTTAATTTTTGTAACTAAATATTGAAAAGGATATATTATGAAAAAAATTACTACGCTAGAGCAAGCAAAGTCCACTATTACTAAAGAAACAACCGAGACATTTCATCTTGGGGCACTCAATATTGGTCAAGAAAGTCTAGACCAAGAAACCTTTGACATAATGAACTGGATGTTCGAAGAGATACTTCCACCACTTAAAATTTTTAAATGGGGTGATATACTTCAACAGAGAAAAGATAAAAAGTTCATGGGTTTTAATGGAATGCAAAATAAAGCAATACCATATCACACATATCTACATAAGGGGTATTCGTCTCTTAAAATGCAAGGAAACCACGCAGGATTTGGTTTTAAGACACTAGACGGTACAGAAAAATCAATTACCGATTCTATGATTCCACATTACGATGAGATGGTGGGGTCGTGTTATTATCATGGTGCAAAAGGACACTGGTTAACACAAAGTATTATGGAAGAAGGACTTTGGGCACCAATCCAAGGATACACTAGAACTGCAGGTGGTAAGTGTCAATTAACAATTCACCCAGGCTCTGTTCGTTCCTGTATATTCGAAGAAATGGAAAATGAAGATATGGAACTAATGATATGGGATAGGACTGGTGATTTAGATTTTCTACCAAGTGCAACATTCCAAAATGCATTAGATTACTGGAAAGGTAAATTAGATAAAAAGGAAAGACACCTTAATATATCATTTCTATTCACGAGAGGTGCAATAGAATGGCAAACAGATTTAGCAGAATTAGGATTTAGAGAAAAGGTATTTGAATTTAACAAAAGAATTACCGAACTTTCTGCAGGTAAACCACTTTCCATATACATTGGATATGATAGTACAATGAATGATTTAGAGAAAGTGTGTGAGAAATCAATTAGAGATACAATTCGACTTGCACATTCAACTGGGGAAGGAGAACAATACATGAAGTATGACCCAGTTATCAAATTGCTTGACATTTCTAAACTTCCCGATTATAATAGGGAGTACGCAAATCAAAGTACTGAATTTACATACAGTAGATTCTTAATTCCATATCTAGAAAATTACGAAGGATTTAGTTTATTCATAGATAACGATTTCATATTTAAGAAATCTCTATTACCTATGTTTTATTATCTCAATCCTAATGATGCAGTTGCGTGTATCAAATACCCACAATATCAACATGATGAATCTAAATTTAATGGAGAAGTTAATATAGACTATCCATGTAAGTTGTGGTCTTCAATGATGTTCTTCAATAACAGTCATGAGGACTGTAAGAAGTTAACACCTGAAGTAGTAAACACTTGGACTGGAAAACAATTACACCAGTTTGAGTGGACTAACGCAATATCCGAAATACCTCAAAAATACATATTTGTGGAAGGTTATGACAATCCTGATGAAAAATGGGATTACACTGGAATCCATTACACTAGGGGAGGCCCATGGATAAATGATATGGATTATTCGTCAATAAATAATCTTGAAGTGTACCACAAGTACAAAAACCTCTATGACAACACAAAATAATGTGGTATAATAGATAGATTATAGGAAAATTATTATGAACGTAAGAAATGCTTTAATATTTACCGAAGACGGTAACCTTTTCGTTAGAAAACCTAACGGACTTGAATATGAGTTTCAAAATGTAGATAGACCTGAGTTGGGATTTGAGTACGATGTTCTAGTATATGACGATATAGAAGTTAAAGTCGTAAAATGGAATCCCGAAGTTAATTTTGATATGCAAGAAAAATCAGACCTTTCTCCTGATGAGAAAGATATGATTGAACAATACATTGCAAATTCAGAACCACCTCTAGGAGTAAATCTAAACAATCAATTAATGTCCAAATTGAACAATAGAGTAAATGATTTTTTGAAAGAATGTATTGATATACATGGATTTACAGATTTAACTGAAGTTACTTTTGCAGGAAGAGAAGGGTCAAATCACCCATGTCGTTCTAATGCAAGAAGAGTCATGGAATATGGTGATGCACTTTTTAACATACTAGACCAAATATGTGCTGAAATCAAACAAACTCGTGAAGACATATTGAAAGAATATGAGGAGTATGAACAACATATTCCAATACCAACAAAACTTCCCGACCATCAACAAAGGTAAAGTATGGAGATAGTTCACTTAGATGAACCATTCAAAATACAAGACTTACCACTAACAAAGGTTTATGTATTAGATAATTGGTTAGCCCAACCCTTACACCACCACTATGATTCGTGGATTTCTCGAAATAATATTTGGAGTAAAACAAATCAAGTTGAGAGTGGTTCGTCCACGGGTTTACCACATCATAGTTTTTGGGGTGCAACCTTTTTTAGACATAATTATGCGATTGATAGGGATACTAAAGTTGAAGAAACTTGGTTTACAAGATACCTAGATAGAAGACTACAAACTGAATTCGGGTTTAAGTGGGTTAGGTTTCAGTATGCAGGTTTAAACTCGCAAACTGTAGGATTACAAGGAACAACCCATTCAGATTGCGATAAAGACGATGCTTGGAATCTTTCGTTTTTATACTATCCAAATAGATTTTGGAATCCTGCGTGGGGTGGAAGATTGAGATTCTATGATTCACCACAACAAGGATTAGACGGAAGAGACGAACATATTAAAAATCACCAAATAGGTGAGGTTGATTTTAAACCAAATAGACTTATTATGTTTGACGGAAGAATACCACATGGTGCAGATGCACCCGAAGAGTCTGCAAGATATATGGACAGAAGGTCACTTGTAATTCGTGGAGACGAAGTAAGACTAGAAGAAGAAGGAGAGAATTATCATGCCAACGATAGATTTTCATACATACGATAAAGAAACAGTAAGAAACTTTAGACCAGTTCTCGCAAAATCTGTTGCTCCTAGTTGGTGGAAAAAGGCAAAAGTTGCTGAAGTGGTAAATGGTATAGTTGCAAAAACTATTAGGTCTTGTCCTGCAATGCAAGATTGGTTATCTTCAGGTTATCTAATCCTCGCAAATAGAGACATATATGTAAGAAATGGTGTAACACCTGAAGATTCAAATACAAGATTTTTCCATACCGAAGATACTGTATTGGACGAAATGGAAACTTATGCATCTGCAACACACCCAACTATACAAATGCATGATGCATTCTCGTATATGTCTACAAGTGATGCACCAGTAAAAGATGCATTTAAAATGTCTAATCCTTGGAACATAACTACACCACCAGGCTATTCGTGTTTTTATCTAGACCCATTCTTATTTCAAAATGATTACTTTGCAACATGGCAAGGTATTATTGATACAGATAAATTCAATGTAAACAAAGATAACTCTCAAATTATCTTTTATCCTAAAGTGAATCATTCGTTTGTTATTAAGAAAGGAACACCTATATGTCAGGTAATTCCTTATCAAAGAGAAGAGTGGGTCGCAACATATACAGTAAAAGACCATAAATCATATATTACTAATCTATCCGAATACACTACAGAAAGAGAAGACGGTCATAAGACTATGGCAGAATTATCTAGAACAGGACTTGCAGATGAATTGCATAAGGCAGGGCCATATAAGAGAGGAAGAAGGTGGCAACCTAAACATAAAGATTTCAAAGAGGATTTAGAAGGGTGTCCATTCGACCCTAAAACAGGTAAATTAAAACCTGAGTTTCAACAAGAAATGGAAAAAAACTTTAAAGAAGAACAATTAAAAAGAACAGACTTAAATTGGGACGGACAAGATGGCAGTTAGATTATTATTCCCAACCCCTATTTTTCATAGAAACTTTACACAAGAAAATCTTTCAGACGATAGAGGATTTGATAAAGATTATTGTTTAATGTTAAGAGATGAAATGGATGCGATGCGAAGAAGAGACCCAGTGGGTAGACAACTTTCAAATCAATATACAGGTTGGCAGTCAAATGACGGGTGTGAGTCTAATCCTACTTTTCAAAAATGTATGAATAGAATCATAACATTTTTTAATGACGAAGCATTACCTTATCATGGATTAGACCCTAGTCTTTGTAAAATGGAAATAACAAATTCATGGGCAAACATTAACGACAATGGTGCTTGGAATGCACCACACTTACACAATGGGTGTTGGTATAGTGGTGTTTTTTATATACACGCAGAAGGTGATGAAGGACGTATTTCATTTCTTGATACACACCAAAAGGTTGCAGCTGATTTTCCTAACAGTCCTAGAACCCCAACTTCATATCCTTTTTTACCTGTAACGGGTGAGTGTATATTGTTTCCAAGTGGTCTAATGCATATGGTTGAACCAAATCCTACAAATAAAGAAAGATATAGTATATCATTCAACACTATTATAAATTACGAATCACTCGAATCAGGTCATGCAAGAAACGGTCAAATAGAAGACTATAATGAAAATGAATTTTTATTTGATTTAGATATGAAAGGAAACCCAATCAGATAGTCTAATTCTCTAAATAGTATTATGGAAATTGTAGTAGACGCTCATATCATTTGGAATGTAATTCTAACTTTAGTTTTAGGCCCTTTAGGGTTTCTAGTCAGAAACTTACTAGCGGAACAACAAAGACTATCTATTTTAATTAACAGAACTAGAGAAGAAGTTGCTAAAGATTACGTCACTAGAGAACAAATTGAGAAAGATTTCCAAAGATTAATCGATACTATTGAAAGAATAGACGAAAAAATAGATAGACTCCAATCTAAGACTTACTTCCAAGAATAGGTTCCCAAATGGTATAAATAGTAGTAGTTAAGATTATTACTACTGGAAACTATTATGGCAGCACCTAATTCAAAAGCAACATTTAAAGAATACATCAAACGAGCATTAGGTCATCCTGTTGTTGAAATCAATATAGATGACGACCAATTAGACGATAGAGTCGATGAAGCACTGCAATATTTCCGTGAGTTTCACTACGATGGTTCAATTAAATGTTATTTAAAACATAAAATTACGCAAACTGAGATAGATTCATTTAAGACAAATGAAACACACTCAGCTGCAACAACTGGAACACAGGCAATCGCAAACCAAACTTACGAGGAAGGTAAGAATTATATAACACTTCCTGAACACGTTCTTTCAGTTATTAACATATTCCCATTCCATTCGGGAACCCAATCAAATATGTTTGATATTCAATATCAACTAAGATTAAATGACTTGTGGGATTTAACTTCTACAAGTGTTTTATATTACCACCAAGTGCAATCTCATCTCGCACTTCTAAATCAGATGTTGGTCGGTCAAGTACCCATAAGATATAATATGCACGCTAATAGATTGTATATTGACTATAATGCAGAGAAACTATCTGCAAATGAGTACATTATTATTGAATGTTATAGAAAGATAGACCCAAATGATATGACAGATGTCTATAACGATATGTGGTTGAAAAAATATGCAACTGCAAAAGTTAAATATCAATGGGGTGAAAATTTATCAAAATTCCAAGGTATCGCATTACCAGGCGGAGTGACACTTGATTCTGAACGTATGAAGACTGAAGCACAAGAAGAAATCACAAAACTAGAGGAAGAATCAAGGTTAAATTACGAAATGCCTGTTATGGACATGATGGGGTAAGGTTATGCCTACTAACGTATTTTTCAACCACGCAGTTAACACCGAACAACACCTATACGAGGATTTAGTTGTTGAGTCTCTACGAATGTATGGACATGAGACTTATTATTTACCAAGACAAATAATAGAAGAAGACACGATTCTAAATGAAGATGTCCAGTCTAAATTTGGTGATGCGTATTCAGTTGAAATGTATATTGAAAATGTAGAAGGGTATGAGGGTGAAGGTGACTTAATGTCTAAGTTTGGTGTCTCAGTTCGTGACACTGCAACTTTTGTAATATCACTAAGAAGTTGGGAAAGATTTATATCCTTAGACGGAAACCTTGCAACCTCACTTAGACCTAATGAAGGTGATTTAATACACTTACCACTTTCAGGTTCTATGTTTGAAATCAAATTCGTAGAACATGAGAATCCTTTTTATCAGGTTGGTAAATTATTTGTATTTAAACTTCAGTGTGAATTGTTTGAATACTCAGGAGAAGATTTCGATACTAATGTTACTGATATTGACCTTATCGAAGACGAACAAGCATATCATATTGATATGACAATGGCTGCAGGTGGTTCAGGAAATTATGTTGCAAACGAGAATGTTACATTGAATAGTGTAGTGGTTGGAGAAGTTATTTCTTGGAACCCAACAACTAGACAACTTAAAATTAGAGATAACACTAAGACACTTGTGGTCGGAGATGTACTTGTTGGTGCAGACGGAAATGCATCGCACACAATCGCAAGTATTGTTGACGTAATGACTATGAGTAACGATGGAGCTGCAGATAACTTAGACTTTGAACAGAAAGCAGATAATTACTTAGACTTCTCAGAGACAAACCCATTCGGTGAGGTTACATAATGTTTGGAACTCATTTTTATCACGAAACTATTAAAAGAAGTGTATCTATCTTTGGTACACTGTTTAATAATATCACGATTAAAAAAACAAAGGCAGACGGAACTGTTCTTGCACAACAGATAGTTCCTATATCATATGGGCCTAAAGCAAAATGGTTAGCGAGATTAAACGAAGAACCAAATCTAAGTGATAATAATAGGAGTGCAATCAGTTTACCTAGACTTGCATTCGAAATTACAGGGTTTCAATATGATGCAGATAGACAACAAAACAAACTAATCCGAACAGAAAAAGGTGGATTAAACGCAGACAAATCTAATCGGGGATTCCAGTATGCACCAGCGCCTTACACAATAAGTTTTACACTAAGTGTTCTTGCGAAACAAGCTAATGACGGACTTCAAATTGTAGAACAGATACTTCCATATTTCCAACCTGAATATACAGTCACCATGAAAATGATTGACGATATGAGTGAAGTTAGAGACGTACCAATTACACTTACAGGTGTAGAAATGACAGACACCTACGAAGGAGACTTTACAGAAAGAAGAGTTATAGAACATACACTTACGTTCGATATGAAAATATACTTCTTCGGCCCAATATACAATGGTAAGATTATCAAGAATGTTATCGAAAGAACATATGTTAATCCTAGTGTTACTAAAGGATTTACGTCAACACAAATAACAGAGTCAGGTCTAGTGAAAGAAGTTAAACACTACGAACCTGCATTCGGTGAAGTTGCAAACGCACAAAGTTCAAGTACAACAGTAAATTTTGCGAGTGCAATAAATAGTTCTATAAGTGTTGGAGATGAGGTATTCGATACAGGTAATGCAACAAATCCTACAGTTAGTAGTATTGCAAATAATAAATTATCAGTTGTATTATCAAGTGCAATTACACTTTCGAAACCAACCACACTTAAATTTGTAGGTTCAGTAGACCCTGAAGATACATTCGTAGTTGCAGAAACAGTGAATTTCTATGATGACGGAACGAGTAAAACATTCTCAGACAATCAGACAGAAGATGCGAGTTAAATTATGGCAAAAGATATTGATTCAAAATTGGATGAAATCCTAGATATTTCTACCGATATTCAAAAAGAAACCAAAGTAGTTAAATTACCTGCTCGTGCAGAGTCGGTGGATAACGACTACAAATATGGTCGTGAGACTCTCTACAATCTCGTAGAAAGAGGACAAGATGCAATAGACGGTATCTTAGACCTATGCAAAGAAACAGAACACCCACGTGCCTACGAAGTTGCAGGACAACTAATAAAAACAGTAGGTGATACTGCAGAAAAACTTTTAGACCTACAAAAGAAAGTAAAAGACTTAGAAAACGAAAACCCTAATTTGAGGTCACAAACAAATAATTTATATGTGGGTTCAACTTCAGAACTACAAAAGTTTTTGAAGAAAAATAAAGACTAATGACAGAAGCGAAAAATGACGGGTATCTAGGTAATACCCTAATCAAAAAGGCTGGAGTAGAAGTTCAGTATACCGAAGAACAGTTGAAAGAATACGTCAAGTGTTCAGAAGACCCTATACACTTTATTGAAAACTACACGCAGATTATCTCACTAGACGAAGGTATGATTCCATTTAAACTTCGTGGGTATCAGGATAAACTAATAAAACACTTCAATGAGAATAGATTTAACGTAGTCCTTGCGAGTAGACAGTCGGGTAAATCAATCACTTCTTGTGCATATTTAATATGGTACTTACTGTTTCACCCTGAAGTTACTGTTGCTATACTTGCAAACAAAGGTGCAATCGCAAGAGAAATGGTCGCCCGTATCGTAACGATGTTGGAGTCTGTTCCATTCTTTTTACAGCCTGGAGTCAAGATTCTAAACAAAGGTAACATAGAATTTGCGAATGATAGTAAACTGGTTGCAGCTGCCACGTCTTCAAGTTCGATTCGTGGACTTTCAATCAATTTACTATACTTGGACGAGTTTGCATTCGTAGAAAATGCAGAAGAATTCTATACTGCGACATATCCCGTTATCACTTCAGGTAAACAATCTAAGGTTATTATTACTTCTACTGCGAATGGTGTTGGTAATATGTTCTATAAGATATATGAATCTGCAGTTCATGAACAATCAGAGTATCGTTCTTTTACAATTAATTGGGACGATGTGCCAGGCAGAGACGAAGAGTGGAAGAAACAGACCATTGCAAACACTTCAGAAACACAATTCGAACAAGAGTATGGTAACTCATTCTTAGGAACAGGTAATACACTTATCAGTTCTAACTGTTTATTGGGTATGAGAGCATTAGATGCAGAATGGGGTAAGGAAGACTTTTCCATGTATAAACAACCTGAAGAGGGTCATACCTACGTTTGCACGGTGGACGTTGCAAAAGGAAGAGGTATGGACTATTCTACGTTTACAATATTTGACACTTCAGTTCAACCATTTGAACAGGTCGCAACATATAGGAATAGTATGATAAGTCCTATGTTGTTACCTGATATTATAAACAAATATGCGACTGCATATAACAATGCATTAGTAATTATTGAGAATAATGCAGAAGGAGCTATGGTTGCAACACAATTACACTTCGACATAGAGTATGATAATGTTTTTGTTCAGGGACAAACCAAAACAGAAGATATTGGTGTAACCATGAATAAGAAGATAAAAAGGATAGGGTGTTCTACTCTAAAAGAGTTGTTAGAGGAAAATAGACTGGTTTTATGTGATAGGAACACCATTACTGAGCTGATGACATTCATAAATAAAGGTATGTCGTTTGAAGCGGCAAAAGGGTATCACGATGACCTAGTAATGAATTGTGTATTGTTTAGTTGGTTTGTTACAACGGAATATTTTCACCACTTAACAAATCATCAGATAAAAGACCTTTTATACGCAGAACAACAAAAGTTAATAGAAAATGACCTACTACCTGCAGGTATCTTTGGTGCAAGTAACAAAACACCCGAAGCTACTTCCTTTGTAGACGATGAAGGGGATAGGTGGTATGTCGAAGGAAACTAAATAAAAGAAGAGAAATGTAATATAGTGTTGTTAGATACTGTATTGTTATAAATAAAACAGTAAACAATAACTTTTTACATTAACAGGAGAAAAGTATGGCATTTCAAGTATCACCAGGCGTACAGGTCAACGAGATAGACCTTACAAATGTTGTCCCAGCAGTTGCAACAACTACTGGTGCATTCGCTGGTTCATTTCAATGGGGCCCTGTTGATGAAGTAAAGACAGTTTCAGATTCAAAAAGTTTGGTAGATTGTTTCGGAGAACCTGCTAATTCAGATGCAGGTGCAGAAGACTTCTACTCAGCAGAATCTTTCTTAAAGTATGGTTCATCATTAAGAGTCGTAAGAATTAACTCTACAGGTTTATTCAATGCGAACGCAAGTGGACACGCATCCACATTGTTAAAACACAACGATGACTACGTTAACACCTTTAAAGGTGGTGCTCAGGCAGGAACTGTTGGAAAATTCATTGCAAAATATGCTGGGTCTAAAGGTAATTCACTACAAGTTCAAACTTGTGCTAGTTCAAACGCATATTTTAATGATGCAGTAACTACAGCAGGTGCAGCTGAAGCAGTGGGTCAAACAACCATTACAGTAGCAGCGTCAAACGTATTCACAATCAGAGATATAATCAAGTTCGCAGGACATGACACTGAGTATAGAGTGTTAACTGCTCCTAGTGGAACAACTATTACTATCGAAGCATTAGACCAACCTGCAGGAACAGGATTAACTCATGCAGTTGCAAACGGTGCTAATATCGATAGATATTGGGAACATTATGGTTTGTTCAATAAAGCTCCAGGCAAATCAGGAACAGCAACAGCTGCTGGTGGTTCCGATGACGAAATTCACGTTGTAGTTGTAGACGAAGACGGTGTTATCTCAGGAACAGCACACACTGTATTAGAAACATACGGTCACTTATCATGTGCCTCAGACGGTAAAGATGGGTTCGGTGCAACAAATTACTACAAAGATGTACTCGCAAACAAATCAGAGTGGGTATATTGGTCAGGTCATTCAACAGGAACACACGCAAGTGCAACTGAGACAAGAACACACGCAGGTTCAGCTTCAACTGCATTTGGAAGACCTTCAAGTCCTGAAGTTTCATCACTAAGTGGTGGTGCAAATGGAAGAACTGCTACTGCAGGTCAAAAACAAACTGCATGGTCAGACCATTTCGAAGATGCAAGTTCAATCGATATATCTTTCCTAATCGTTGGTTCAACAAGAACTGATAACGGTTCAGGAACAGACCAAGACATTCTTGCAGATTGGACAACACAAGTAAACCAAGCAATCTTACTCGCAGAGAAAAGAAAGGATTGTATGGTTATCGCAAGTCCAAGACGTGCATCATGTGTTAACGTATCTTCAGAATCAACACAAACAACTAACGTATTAGCAGATTTTGCTACTGCATCTTCTTCAAGTTTTGCAGTGTTTGACTCAACATGGGTTTATCAATACGACAGATTTAACGACAAGTACTGTTGGATTCCTGCAAATGCTCACACAGCAGGTATCATGGCAAGAAGTGACTTACAGAGAGATGCATGGGTTTCCCCTGCAGGTTTCACTAGAGGTCAATACTTAGGTATCACTAAACTTGCTTACAATCCAAAACAGGGTTCAAGAGATGACTTGTATCGTGCAAGAGTCAACCCAGTAGTTACATTCCCTGGCCAAGGGACAATACTATTTGGTGACAAAACTGCACTAACATCACCTTCTGCATTTGATAGAATTAATGTAAGAAGATTATTCATAGTCCTAGAGAAAGCAATATCAACTGCCGCTCAAGCACAACTCTTTGAATACAACGATGCATTCACAAGAGCACAATTCAGAGCTGCGATAGAACCTTTCCTAAGAGACGTGAAAAACAGAAGGGGTCTAACAGACTTCTCAGTGGTTTGTGATGAAACAAACAACACTGATTCAGTCATGGACAGAAACGAGTTTGTATGTTCAATCTTCGTTAAACCTTCACGTTCAATTAACTATATAACTTTGAACTTTGTTGCTGCTAGAAGTGGTGTTCAGTTCGAAGAGATTTATAACGCAGTTTAACAGGAGTAAGATAAATGTCAAGTATAGACCAATTTAAAGCGCAATTAATAGGTGGTGGCCCAAGGGCAAACAGATTTAGAATCTTTCTACCTCGTGCTGGAAACAAAATCGAATTCCTTGCAAAAGGGTCTCAAATTCCTGCTGCTAATATAGGTGAAACACCCGTACAATACAAAGGTATGATATTGAAACTTGCTGGTGAAAGAACCTATGACGATTGGACTGTTACAATTATCAATGATAATGAATTCAGTGCCAGAACTGCATTAGAACA